GCTAACATACCAACCATCCTTCCAATCTACAAGTTTAGGCTCGTACTTATCTGCCAGAGCAACACTAAACTCTGGAATATGGTCAGGAATAGCCTTATTGATAATCTTATCACCAGCACGGGTTTTCAAGTCTTTATCAATAATACAATGGATAAGTTCCTCGTATTCAGAATAGTGTTCAATAAAACTATTCACAGTAGCAATAGCATCATGTCCAGTAATCTTGCGACTCTTTAGAGCGTCAAGCAGATCAAAGAAATTTTTGTATTCGTTCTTTCTGGCTACAAGATGATTCTTCTTCTTGAGATTATCACTAGTGACATTGTATTGCCACAACGGATGATAGGTATAAAGCAAAATATTCTTGGTGAAAGATGCTGCGGCACTATTGTGTCCACAATAATCCAGAATAATTCCTTCTTTATCTTTAGTGCTGCTAGTGGCACGAAGATCACGAACCATTCCCATAACATAATTAAAATCGTGAATCATCCAAATAGTCTCCTGTGTTTAGCGTAGTATACCATACGCTAGTTCTGTTGTCAAGTATCGACAGTCTAGCGTCTTTTATTGAATCTTTTACTTAATTTTGTAACCAAATCACTTCCTGCTGTTGGAAAAAAACATGGCAAAACCGAATGAATAATCAATAGTAATCCCGCCAATAAACAACAAGATCCATAAAACAGAGCAAAAATTAGATGCTCAAGATATGTCATGTTATTTTCTTGAAGGTGTTTGATCCATCTTTGTTTGAGATTCATTTTGCCGTACTCTATTTTTAGACATGATTAAATAGTTTACAGCTTTTATTACACCGTCTAAAGAATCTCCTAATTTTCCTATACCAGTATTGCAGCGATCACAGATCCAACCTCTAAAACTATCATCACTATGATCGTGATCTAAAACCCATTTAATTGGTATTTTACCACAACATTCACATAACTCCGGTTTGGGGGGAGCAATTTTATGTAAACCGCTTCTCACTTTGCTATGTTTCTTAACACACTTTTTACATCGTGTATCAAGATTATCTTTGTACATACTATGTTTAGGAAAACTTGCTTTATTTTTCCTTTTGCCACAATATGAACAAATTTTTCTAGTCATCAGTATTTTTATCTAATTTATTATACATATCTGATCGTTCTTGATTAGATTCGCCTGATCCTAAATCAGTATGATCATAATCCATAATATCTGTATCGGGAGTTACCCAACGCATATTTCTTTCTGCTGTCCAAAGAGTTTCATTATATTTACGATGTATAACTAATTCATTCTTAATAGTAAAGGATGGATCGTGCATTACTAATCTATTGTTAGGTTGAATAGCAAAATTGCCATTATCCATTTTAATAAAATGTCCACATTTATGTTGTGATGGGAACTCACTAAGAGTAAAATCTGTATCACCACTATCAGTAGAGCCTGCCCAATCTAGTGTGAACAAATATCTGCCAGTATATTCAGTTCGCCTTCTGGAAATAAATTTGCAAGTATGATTTCTCAATACTGGATATGATGTTACAGAAACATGGTATGAGAAAGAATCCCATAAAACTAATTCATCTAGTTCTTGTTGTGGACTATCTTCTTTCCAACAAAAAGCATGAATAGGCATCCTCCACCATAATCCACCATCTTCCATAATAAAATGAAATAGTGGGGCTTGTGCTGGGATAGAAGTCATACCAAAAATATAGCATGGAAACTTTTTGTCGAAAGAATCTTCTTGATTTCGTAAAAAATTTCCACGAACATAACCACCGATAACCGGAATTGGAGTATTTAAATATGACATAATTATTTGTGTTTCTTTAGTTGCTTCTTTAGTTTTTTAAGATACTTATCTTCTGCCAACTTTTTAGGGTCTTTCTGTTCTTTTTTACGCAATTTTTTGTATATCTTTTTCCAGAAACTCATATTATACCTTTATTGATTGACTAACGTTTTTACAAAAATCTATAACTTGTTCATCAGAAAAATTATTTCTGGCATAATTAAAAATCAAAGCAACAAACCTAATATTTCCTTTAATGTACCCTATATTATTATCTATTCTATCTAAAGACGCTTGATATGGTCTGTTCTCAATTAACGCATAGTTATGTGTTCTCAATTCTAATTTCTGTTTAGTAAATGGGCAAATTCCTTTTTGTTGTTCCCATAACTCATTAAGATATCCCAGATCTATATCATAATTTTGTTTACGTTTTTTAGAATTCTTAATAATATTTTTGATATACCATCTAAAATTAGTATGTTCATCGTATCTATTTGATGGAATTAAATTTTGATTAAATTTTCCAGCATATTTTTTGAGATGACCAACCCCATCTTTTCCTGCACAATTACGACCACAATAAAATTTATTTCTACCTTTTTTCTTTTGTCTATTAATTTCGGCTAATTTTTTTATACAGCACTTGCCACAAACAGCACAAATTATTTCTGTGGTACTTATCATAACCACCTCCATTCTTAGTTAATCTATTATACACCAAAAATGGAGATGGGCAAGATAAAGTGGAGGCGGGGGAAGTCGAATCCCCGTCCTATCATACTTCAAATTACATTATCTACAAGTTTATTTTATTCATGAGTTAAATAGGAGTACAGAATAAACAAGACTAATCCTATCTTACCAACTGCTCTTAACCTACAACCCGTTGGATATTGTAAGTGCAGAGGGATTTAACGACAGACTTTTGATCCCTACCCTCATTCGGTATCGCAGTCTGTTACTGCCGTTTTTTATTAGGCAGCAAGGGCTAACTGATTATTGCCAGTTAAAGCATTTGGTAGATTTTTAAAGTGGCCTTTCCACCAACCACTACTTGCCAATATAATCGTCTTTATGTAGTCGAAACCTTTACGCCCCCTTATTTCTTTAATACACTGGGAGGATCACAAGCATTAAAAAATGGATTATTTTCTAATCTGTCAATCTCATTTTGAATTTGTTGAAATTCAATTTGACTAGTTCCACAACGCCAAAGAACAGAATCAAATTCTAATTTCCGTAGCCTGTTGTATAAATGAACATTAAAAGAAAAAGATAAGATCAGTAATCCAACCAAGAAAGTATAACTTGCCAAATGATTTGAACGATTAGTCATAAATCTCCTTATTTAAAAAATTAAACCAATAGGGCGTGTAGGAGTCGAACCTACCTTTTGAACACCTTATAAGAGTGTGTGCCACTACCGGCGGCAACGCCCCATATTTCTATTATACCTATCGGTCGATCCCTGTCAACTCTTGAGGTATTTTTCGTAATAGTTGCGATAAATACTCATAATAATACCACTAGTTGTTCCAACATTTAAAGACCGTACACTACCATAAGTCGGAATAGTTAGAACACAAGCACAAGCCATAAGAATTGTTTCTGATAGACCAGCATTTTCTTCTCCAAAAATAAAAATTGGTTCATCAATATTAGAAAAATCAAAACTAAAAGGATCAAAAGTAATATCTTTGTATGCTGGAATATTATTTTCAATAGCAATTAATGTACGACCACTCGATGAATGTGATTTAATAAAATCTTCTTCAGTTTTATGATAATACATTGAAGTATAGTGATGGGTTCCAACGCTACCTCTTTTATCCCATTTCTTTTTGCCAACATAATGCACACTACGAAATCCAAAAAAGTTTGCATTACGAACCATAGTGCTAAGATTAAAATCACCACCAATATTAATCATAGCAACACTTGCTGCTATACTATTCTTGTAGCAATAGTTTCCGATTTCGGGAACACTTAAATTTTTCAGACTATCAATAACATTCATTGTGTGTTACTTTTACTTAAAATTTCATGATACTTAGCAAGCATACTAAATAATAGATTAATATCTCGTTGTTTATGCTTTTCGTCCATTTCTAATGCTGCTATAAGTTCCAATTCATACAAAAATTTTAGATCATTATTTTGTAGTTTATTATATTGTGTATCTGTTTGAATTTTATCTTTAACGCACGGTGATGATACCAGAATGGTATCTATTTCACCCCACTTTTTATTTAATTGTTTTATGTGGTATCTATATTGATGATTCAGTATCTTGAGACATAATTTATAACACACTCTCGCTATCTTAGACTGTATAATACTTGTACTATCATTTAGATATTTTTGTATAGCACAGAATATATTTATGGATTTATTATTATACTTTGGTCTTGGTTTCCAATAATATAATAACTTATTTAGCATTGTTAATTATTTTTTCTAGTTCTAAAATTTCTTCTTCATATTTACTGATTTTATTATACATTGTCTGACAATTCATGCAAAAGTCAGAAGAAATATAGTCTCTACAGTCCGCTATCTGATCCTTTAGTTTTTTTATTTTTTCCTGTGGAGTTTTTGGTTCGTACATCATTATCGTCTTTCCAGAATATCATTGTGTTAGTTTTGTCATCCCAAGCACACTCTATCAAATTTTGAGCAGCGAGTTTAGCCAAACCAACTTCATGAATCCAAAGAACAGTATCTTCAAAAATATTTTCGTTGGTATCTTCATCTAATAGTGGTCTATCTTCATCGTCAAAACCATTACACTGTTCTTTAACCAAGGTAATCATCTGTGAAATAGTAATATATTCATCTAAATTATCTTGACTAGATCCACAAATAGATTTGGACGCGGCATCTCTCATTTGAGTAGCGTATCCGACCAAATCTGTAATGGCATAAAATTCTGACATTGTTTCTCCAATTTTAGTTGATATATTTAGATACACCTTTGTTATGAATATTTTCTTTCATATTATCTTCAATATTAACAATTAAATCATCCATAGAATATTCTCCTCTTGATAGCCACTTAGTATTATTTCTGAGTGCTGTTTTGATTTGAGGTATCCAATGCTGATAAGCGATAGCATATTTATCTGTGAAATTGACACTAATAATAGTTTCTATTTCGGCCAAATATTTTTCTATATTTTCTCTACATTCGTAGAGTTTATTCAATGCTTCTTTTTTATCTTGTGATTCGTTCATACAAGAACAAGTTTTTGTTTGAGTTTAAGAATTTTGTGCGGAGTTTTCCAAACTCCTGTTTCTTTATTCTGAATATCTCCATTCATCCAAATATGACAGAACCCAGCATTTTTATCCAGCCCCCATGCTAGGATGCCATTTTCATCTACTCTTTCCACAAGAAACTTACCACGATAACCCATTGGGATAAAATCACCATGATGCACAAAATATGGGCCACCAGCGACCTTGATCTTGTCTCCCTTTTGGAGTTCTCTCCAGTTAATATTACGAATAATTTTTGTATTTCTATCTTCTCTGCTCTTATTCTTAAACATAAAAGGAGTATTGCAATTCTTACACATATAAGCACGGGGGCCAGTTACCGTTCCGCACTTGTCGCAAGCCTTCTTACCTCTACCAAGTCCCATAAATTTAGTCTCCTGTGTTGGCGTGATGTTCTAAGTATAACTCAATAATCGGCGTTGTCAAGAGCGTTTCTTTAGGGTTTCTTCAGTTTTTTTGTCTTTGTCAGGAAAAATAGTCAATTTGCCAGGATTATAATGACAAAAATAACTACTGTGAATACGTTTCTTTATTAAATTATCTTCTTCAATCTCAACATATACATTAATGCGGTAGCGATTTTCCCAAACATTAATAATACGAGTCATAAGATAATGTTTAGGCTTTTCAACCTGTTGAAAAAGCAAACTTTCAATTTCAAGATCCATTACTTTATAATCTCCGGTTGTTGATATGTATCTACTGAAAGAGAAATCTTATTATCTGATGGGTTTTGTAC